TCATAATATCGATTGGTAAATGTATTGTACAAGTCTATCACCGATAGGATGAAATCGCTTTATGCAAGAGAATACAATAGATGCGCTCGTTCCACTGTGTCCTTGTTTGTTGAACAAATTGAGACATTCTATCATTTTATCCTTAATACTAATCGTATCCTTATTAAGAATAGTAATAAGTTCAAGGCAGCAATCTAATTCCATACCATGATATATATCCCCTAATCTGATTGGGACAATTTCATCCCAATATTCAAGATGTTCTTTCGGTATGATACCTCTTGCACGTCTCCGATATTCCTCAGTCAATTTTTGAATACGAGCCTTAAATTCGGCCTCTTCCATTTCGTATTTCTCTCGTTCATGACGAATGTATTCATCGTATTCATGCTTAGTTTTACCAGTAATCTTAATGTAAATATCATTGAGGCTATCCGTTGAACATATCGTTTCGCCATTGAACTCTCCATAACATGGAGCATTTCCTTGTAAGTCTCGATACGCTTCATCAAGGCACTGTCCTGCGTAAAATTCTATTCGTTTCATATTTATTCCACTTTAAGTAGTCCCGGATTGTCGTGGATGTTACCAACCACTTCGTATCTAAGTTGGTTGAGGTGTAACGATCCTTCTTGTCATTGTCTTACGACCATCCAGAACCGCCTGAGTTAACCCGAATTTGTCATTGAACATTATCTTTCTCATGAACTCTAACGTTTAGAAGTAACACGCCAGTACCTATGAATCCAATTCCACATAGAGTAGTAAAATTTAGACTCCATATTCTTACGAAGGATCGAAACCTGATCTTCAAATTTAACCTTGTGAAGGCATGGAGCCTTACGTATACACCAAAAATAGCCCGATACATTAACGTAGATAAGTCCGGCGAAGGAAGGGACCTCCGACTCAGAGATAATCCCTTCAGGACACACATACCAGAAGTAATTGGGCTTCTGCATTGGAGTCTCATCAAAAACATCACAATGGAAAAACTGTCTCTCTGTAATGATCTCTCCTCTCAAAAGAGCCATCTTATCCCCTTTATTGCGCTCTTCATTTAAGAAGTCCGAATGACTTATCTTTATCTCGCACTCATGGAGATAACCGGACCTAGACACAGCCAAATAATCCGACTCCCACGGATATAAACAAAACCCGATCATCTCGTATTTTGGCTGAGACACTACTGGATGGCGAAAGCATAAAGCCTTCTGAATGAACTCCTCAGAAAATATCTTATCGGCCTTTCTTATAGACCTACTACCACGAACCACCATAACAGTTACTTAGACTCTTCAAGCAAATCAGGATTATCAATCACATTGCCAATAACCTCTAGACGACCAACAATATCTGAAAGATATACGTTAAAAGACCCTCCGTGACACTGAACAATAAAAGAACCCAAGTCAAACATAACCACCGAATTACAGAACCTATCAAAAGTAGTATCCATAAGAAGAGGATCAACTAATGGAGATCGAACAATATCACCTTCAAATATCTCGGACTTATTCTTATCACAGAAGCCGGAGAACTGACCAACGGTCTCCGGAGCGACTTTGATAGGAGGATATCCATCAATCTTAATATACGAGCCACGACCCTGGCCATCGCAAAATGTTTGTTCGAGGTAGTACCCACTCACCCATTCCACTGTATCGAGACGCTTGCCCCTAAATTTTATATCTCTGTTCATCCCCTTTCGTTTTTAAGTTTTTCTATCAGAGCATCAGCATAAATTACTGCTAACAAGGCAATATTGTCTTTGTAAGGATCAAAATTTCCGCACGCAAATATTCCTGACATTGCAGATACAGCAGCCTGTATACGGACTTGTTCCCAATCAATGTTGCTTTCATCTACTATCTCAACAGAAGTAGCAAGAACATATTTAAGACTACCACTTGGTGTTTTACATAGGTAGCACATTCCTCCAGGAATATTAAATATACCTTCAGAATCTACCTCCATACCTGGGATCGTATCTAATAATGTATCAACAGGTATATCTTTATATAAAAAATTATTAATCAATTTCACTTTCATTTCTGTATAGTTTTAAAGTTTTTAATAACGTTTTCAAATCCTGATGGATTGCAACAAAAACACCATCTACCCAACCGATCCAGTAGCCACAAGCGTGTTCAAGCTCTATGAACTTTTCGCTTTTCATCTCTGTTCTTGACTGTTTGAAAACTTTTTGTTTCACGGATCACAAGCCGAATAGCCTGACGAATCTCGCCCTCCGGTAGGCTCTTGACATAGTTTGTCAGCAGGTCGATAGCATTTTTTACTTTCATGATCTTTTTACTTAAATCATTCGAAATGCAATTTCTGTTGTATAAGTTTTAAAACTTTTTCTTTTGCATTCTTAACGAATTCCTTTTTTATCTCGAATCCATATGCTTTACGACCAATATTTGCAGCTGCAAGTAGTGTTGTTCCACTTCCTGCACATGGATCTATTACTACATCACCTTTATCTGTAAATATTTCAATTAGACGTTCCAGTAATGGTACCGGCTTTTGTGTAGGATGGATTTTAGGCGTATCTTTATCTCGCACCCAATCAAAACAATTAAATATCATATGCCCGTCGTTATTGAATTTAGGAAGTAAATCACGATAAAGGATAAGGCCATATTCGCAGTTGCCTACAACCTTCATATTTGCCTTGAGTACTTGTGCAGAAAAGTCTTTACGAAATACAAGAGGTATATATCGTTTCAATCCGTATCGATGTCCGAGATCTATGTAGTAGTGCAGTTGCTCGAATGGGCAGAATAGTATCATGCAAGACGCCCCGCCTTTGCGCCGTTCATCGCCATCTGATTTATCCTTGATAGGTTTATCCTTTCTGAGCATCTGACTGCAAAAGTGCATGAATTCTGCTGGGCGGAAATCCTTGTCTGTATCAAAAAATTGCTTTCCGGCAAGCTCGCTCTCACCTTTCTTGTTGTCGCCATCTACATACCATGCCGGATTGCTTGCGTAAGCATTAGCTCCCAAATTATACGGGACATCGGCAATAATTAGTTGCGCTTTCGGGATTCCGTATGATTTAAAATTCTGGAAATGGTCGTTGAATAATTCTATGTCTTTCATGGTTTTAATTGTGTTATATTCTCAATTAGCTTGATGCACTCTTTTATATTTTTCGGGGTTTCGATGCGGGGCGACTCTCCGGCAGAAGAAAAGCTCCATTTGAGCATCTTAATTCTTATGTCTCCCTGCTGGGTGTGGTAGCCCTTGGTGTCGATGATGAGGTTGTGATCCGGCAGCCAGAAATCGACAGTGTAGGTGATCGGCCGAATGGCGGCCCCATTATACCGGAACCCAGGTTGCAGGGTGTAGCGCTTCTGCCGCTCGAAACGGATGCCGGCCATTTTCAGCAGATCATACATAAACAGCTCCAAGCGGCTGTCGAATCGTATCCCGTCCCGTTCCACCTTGCGGGCATTTTTGATCTTGCGGTTTTCCGGCAGCAGCGTGTGACGCATCTTGCGAAACTCAGCTAAGGACATCGGCCTATTTTTGTCTTTGTAGTCGCTTTTCATATTTTGATTTTTCGATTTCGTAGTAGCCATTCCCCGATTCCAACGGGATGCGGATAAACTCTTTTCCAGCCCGCTCGGCCTTGATTTTGGCGAGTAAAGCTGTAATCTCTCCGTTCAAATCATTACCTGAATAGATTTCGGCGATCTCCCTATCTAAGGCGATTTCCGGGTGACGTTTACCATTTCGCTTGCCTTCGATTATGGCTTTCATAATGTCAACTACACTATCCATTCCCTATATCCGTTTTCTTGACCCAGTATTTACGACCTTTGATTTCGTGAATTTGAAAGTCGTCGAACTTTGCTAAATGTCCGCTAATCTGATCACAAACTTCCCCGTATGTGTACAGCCTAATTCTTTTGTCAAACCCTATCACATCCGAGATGTTGATATCTTTGTAGCTGAATGTGTCAATAGCCTTTGCTATCGCATCACGCAGTTTGTCGTCCGAGAATCTGTTTGCCACGATTCGCTCAGCAAGAAGATTAAAGAACTCAGCCGGACGTGACGGGAAAGCAACTTTCAGCTTCTTGATCTCCGTAGCCAACACCGTAGGCGTTACACTACCAGGGCGATATACGCTGATCTCGTTATTACCGGTTTTCTCGTTCTTGCATACCGCGGGCGTAGCCTGCTGCGATGTGCTGCATAAGCTCTGCATCGTCTTGTTCAGAACTTGAACCGCTTGTTTTGCTTCTCTTGCCATAATCGTTTTGTTTTTGTTCCCAGGTTCTCAACCGTCCGGCCAGATCCCACGTCGGCTGAAGCTCAAACCGCATCTTTGTACGCGACTTGTTTCGCTCTCGCCAATAGTCAAAGAATTTGCGAATCATATCCGGACCATACACAGACACCCACGGCACCAACTGATCGTAAAACTCTTTTTCTCTTTTGCCGCAATTTTTCTCTTTTTCTTGCTGAGAAAGTTTGATACGAGTTTGTTCAGCCTTTTTCCCTGAATCGATCGTTTTCCCCGGTTCGCCAATAGGGGGGGAGACTATCTCGTTAGAGATAGAGGGGGAAATATTTTCTTTTATTTCCTTTCCTTTACTTTGTGGGGTTTCTGTCGTCAATAACTCAGCCGCTCCTGTGTTTTTGTCGTCAATAACCTCTTTTTTGTCGTCAGAAACTCCGTTTTTGACGTCTGGAATCAAAATATAGCTTCCGTCGGTCGTATTTCTTCGTCGTGAGATTGAGAAGTATCGCTTCTGAATTCCTCGACTCGTCAGAACCTTCACCGAGTCAAACAGGCCTTCATCAAAGAAGCCCCACCGGACCAAGCGGTTCACAATTTGGTCTATCAATTCAGAGTTCACACTCGGGAGATCGCGGAGCAGTTTATATTTCAGCGGCTCATTCCACAGTATGAAGTATCCGTTCCGGTATACCGCACAAAGCAGCTTGACAACCGTAATTTCGCCCTTGATCCCAAATTCTCCGGATATGGCTGCGATCTTTTCGTCGGCAAAAAAATCCACATCAAACGGGAAATAGTCTAATCCGGTTTTTGTTGGTCTTGCCATTGGTTTATCATTTGCTTTAGAATCACAATCAAATCTTCGGCTTGATTCATAGTTATATCTATTGATTCGTCCCGGTTTGACTCGTTTATGATCGTAATTCCTTCGAAAGAGTTAAAAAAAATGCGTAACTTTTCTTCAGGCTCTTGGTCGTAATCATTTGATATGTACTCGATCATATTTATTCTTTTTATTAGTGTTAGCAATTTTAGTAACCTCTTCTTTCCAAACTAAACTGTTCTTTTGCAAAGCTGATCTGCGTTCTCAAATTATCAGATTGGTGTTTGCACGTTGCATTTATCCGATCCAACCACTTTACAAGCGCATTTTGTTCAGCACAATTCGATTTGATGAACTTATCGGCTATTGTTGCCGGCATTTTCAAAATTGCTTTGCTATGTTCGGCATAAACAGCATTCACGGCTCGATCTTGCAATTCAACTGCGATAGATAGCATCTCACCTGAACGGGCCATATAGACGTTTAATCTCGAAAGCCTATCCATCATTTCAGAGATTTCTCCGGAGCATTCGATCTCCAAATAGCCCTGAATATCTCGTGCCTCATTTTTCAATTCCTCAATTCTTTCCATTGATTATTTTGTTTACGAGTTTACTTTTGACCTCGTTCATATAGTTATTTGCCTTTTCGAGTTGATCAACGCACTTTGCTATATAACTATCGTCTCGGTTGATTCTTAAAATACTGATGGCAAGATCTTTGTTTTGAACTCTTGGATCGTAGGCGACAAAATCGCACCATTTCCGACCGGTGGCCAACAGATTGCCCTGGATTTGGGTGTAATAAACTCTTTTTAACTTCTTCAGATCGTCAGGCTTCTCGAGCAGCAGATATTTGACAAATATCCTACCCTCATACGGGCATTTAATTTCGATCATGCCGTCACTACCCACCAATCCGTCCGGTGATCCTCCGAAATAGTCGTTGTAGGGTATAAAGCCGCACAAATCGACCTGATTTCCAGTGACACATTCGTACACTGTGCGGGCCTCATCTTCGTAATTTTCACCCCATTTAACCTCTTTGGTGTTGAGCTCACGGTAATCGAGTATCGTGCCGTTGGTGATGTACTCAGATATTTTGTCATAGACGTATTCTTTGCTTGACTCAGACAATTCGCCAGCATCTTTGCTCGCTTTGCTTTTTGGCTCGGAGAGGAGTTTGTCCAGCTCCGAGCTTGTAAAGCGAAACAATCTATCGTTAAACCATTTAGTTTTTCTTTGAAGCTGTTCCATGTTGTTCTGCAATGTCTTTTAATCCGAAAGCATTGTTCCCGATCAGCGCATCTACATGATTTTTCTCTTTCATCTCTTCCGGTGTTTTACCCAGTGCTTTGGCCAAATATCTGTTGTATCGATCTTTGTCGATCTCGCCCTTGATCAGTGCATCTTCGGCTTGTTCTTTCGATGTCGATTCTTCTTTTAATTCAATAGCCTGAACTTCTGTTTGATTATCGACGTAATCCGGCCCATCCTTACGAATTACTGCCTGGTCGTTTAGCACTGCCGACTGCATTTCAACAGACATTGGCGCATATTTTGAAAGCAACAATTTGAGAGCTGTTTTCTTGGCCATTGCATCAAAATCTGTTGTCCATTTGCTGGTATTTCTGATGTAGTCTTTCGACGATGAATAGGTTTGAGAGTATTTCTTTGCGTGTGCATCGATCTGCTCAACGCTGCTGAAAGACATCTTCTCGAAACCGTTGATCAACCGGAAATAAGCTACATAACCGATTGTGCGCAGCTGCTCACGATTCGGCAACTTCTTGAATTTGATTTCACCAGTCACCAAATCTTCTTCGATCAATTCTCCTTCTTTCACTTCGGCAACGTTGATCGTCTGAAATTGCCCCGAACGGATAGCCAGCTGGATAAAACCCTTGTAGCCGATCTGAAATTGCGCCTCGGTCTTGTTTTCCCGGTTGTTCTTGTACGGGATAACGTAAGCAAATCCCAGGTTTGGATCGAGCGGCAGATCGAGTGCCGTTGCTTTGATACCGGCATACATCACGCTGAGAGGTTCGCACTCTTGCAGATTTTTGTTGTTAGCCACAAGAGCGGTTAAGTTGTTTACAAAGCTGCTTCGCTTTTCACCGAGAACCTGACGCAGATAGTTCTGTGTCCGCGGGTCAGTGATCGTTTGATTGAAAGTTTGTAAGTTGCTCATAACATTAATTTTTTAGGTTGTTGATCAGATTCCGATCTGATTGGTGGGGATGGCAGGACTCGAACCTGCAAAAACCTTTCATCCCCAAACCCGGCGGGCCGTCACGGATGGCCGGGGAAATGATTATGGAAAATAGGATTATGCTGCGTTACGGAGCAGCGGGCCGTTAATTGATGTGTTGGGTGATATAATATCCAAGCAATAAACCGTTGGCATCGTTTGGTACCTCTTCGCCGTCTATGAATGTCTCCAGTTTGGCATTGTAAAGGGTATAGATCACTTCATTGTAATCTGTCTTTTGTCCGCCGTCAGTTTCGGCAATTTTCTTGAATACTTTGGAATATGCCTTGAATTTCAGCGTAGCATCCAGCCCGTTACCTATTATGTCAATCCCGAATTGCGATTCATCAACGTCATCGATCTGATCCTCTAACCTATCATTCACCTTATCGACGATCAACTTCAGCTGCTCGTCTGTGATATGTATCATTTGATTATTCATTGTCGTAAGATTTGGCGATTTGTTTCAAAATCAGTTCACGGCTTTTGTGCCACTTTGGATAGCGTTTGGCTACTCTTAACATCGAGGCCCTGCTTTCGTTCTTCTGAGCCTTCGTTTGAGGTGCGGTAATGATTACAAATTCATTCATAAGGCAGCAGGATTTAAAAGTGTACACTTGATTTCACTCGCCACAATGGAGTGTAATGGAAGAATCGACTTGATGTATTCGCAAGCCATACCGATAGCCTCCTCTTTGAATGAAGCCTGGTAGTTGTCCGATAGGAAAGCACCTGATTTGTAGTCGTTAGACCAACGCCCGATGGTGCGGATAGATACTCTAAAGATGTGTTGTGCAGATACGACACCTCGTGCCGCCTTGCTGCTTTTAACTTCGGTTCGCATTTGTCCGTTAAAAGTTTAAGGTTGATATGTATGGGCAAAAAAAAGAAGCGTTGCCCCAGTCAAGTTTTGCGAACCGACACCAACGGCATAACCGAAAGTGGACAAAGGGACAACGCTATTGAGCGTTAAATATGTACTTTGTTGATACCATTTAGTATCGGTTCGCACTACAAATATAGCAAAATTCTGTGACTTTGCTACATCTGTACCCATATTTTTTACTGAACCGCTCATTTTCTTTGTGTATTTAAATCAGGTGGCAGATAAGTGAAGTAGCTTTGACCGATTTGTTAAACATTAAAATCTCCGCCACCTGACTTGTTGCTATTCCAACAACTTACTTATGATATCTCCTCCATAGCTGTTTTGGGTCAACTCTATGAACTCATGGATTGTAAAGCTGTCTTGATCAATGTCAATGTCGTGATCTTTGCAAAAAGCCGTTCTGCCAGCCTTACAGCTGCCGGTCAAAATACCGTGCCAGCTGAAAAGTTCTTTAGCTGAATACTTGACGTTAAAATCAGTGAATTTTTCTTTGAATCGATTTAACCGCTCTTCTACAGTCTCTGAACTGTAAATCTTTTCGTGCAAAGAATTAAAAGCATCGTGCAGCGTTTCACCGTGGGCAAATTGATTGGATTCTTTGACTACGTAACAAGGTGTTAGCGTTAAATCTGATTGCAAAATATACCCTTTGGCAATATTACCTCGAACACTTTTAATGATGGTTTGAACTCCATCTATAAAATAGACCGTATCACCATTAATGTTTTTTATTCCATAGCCATCGCCATAGCCATAGCCATAGCCATAGCCATAGCCAGAGCCAGAGCCATCGCCAGAGCCAGAGCCAGAGCCATCGCCAGAGCCATCGCCAGAGCCATAGCCATAGCCAGAGCCAGAGCCATCGCCAGAGCCAGAGCCATCGCCAGAGCCATAGCCATAGCCAGAGCCATAGCCAGAGCCATCGCCAGAGCCAGAGCCATCGCCATAGCCAGAGCCATAGCCATAGCCATAGCCATAGCCAACTGACAAAAAATCTTTAATTATTTCCTCCATGGTTCTACGCTTTCGATTGATTCAATTGCTTTCGATGTAACCGGTATAATTTCAATGGCATCAAGTATGGAAATAGAATCTACATATACAGTGAATTTGCAGTTTCCAGGGTTTGACGTTCCATCAACTGCTAACTGCGATATACTGGCAGCGCCATCCCAATACCAAATTCTACGGCAACGGTTTAGAGTTACTTCACGACCATTTTTTTCTTTCAGCGTACCATAAAACACACCGCTTGCTTCTCCTCTTACAATTACTTGTTTACCTGTTAAATCCATGACTAACTATTTTTTATTGGTTTATGTTTTTTCATTGTTGCTGCTGTGGCTCCAACAATCGCCAATCCCAGCAGATTCACCCAGCCAAAGCTGACCATATCGCTGCCTGTTGATCCGGCCAAAACGATACCAATACAGAATCCGATCGCTTGCAGAATTTTCATGCCATCGCCCTCCCTTGTTTTAACCGTTCGACCTCAAAATCGGGAATGCCCCACCGTCCGTTATATCTTATTTCGCAATACAGTGTACCGGCAATCCTTATTTTACGCAGCGTCTCGGTGGAGCACCAGATCATTTGTGCCGCTATTTTCACCGGCAACAATTCGTATTTGGGTTTCTTCGTGGTTTTCATGGCTTAGGCAATTCGGGTGACTTTCAGAATTCTATTACACATCTTCGTTGTGTATCTGTTTTCCAGCTTTTTCTGAATAAGGTAAATAGTCGATCTAACAGACTCTACATTCGAAGCGTTGTAATGCTTGATTTGGCCGATTTCCATGTTAATCAGCTTCTGTCTCATGCTATCGGGGTCTATTTTTCTCACCTTTTTATTGTATTTGTTTAGTTTAGTAATGAATACAATGCAAATATAAATATTTGATTAATATTATCAAAATAAAATCAAGGAAATTATGAAAAAATAGACAGATTTTTGCAATATCTTGATTTTAAGAGTATTACGGAAAATAGGGCTACTATTGAATGTGGCCTATCCCAAGGGCTATTACATCAAGTAAAGTCGGGGAAGTCTGATTTAGGCTATAAAACGATCGATAAAATACTTGATAAATATCAAGATATAGATAAGGATTGGCTTCTCACAACAGAATACACAATAAAACTACAAGTATCATTAAATCAAAAACTTATATATGACAATATAAAACATTTCACGTTATTTGCACGAATCTCGTATCAAATCTCGGATAAATTCGCTCTTTGATTTTCCAGTTTTGGCGCACATCTCTTTCAAAATGGCAATCTCAACTTCAGTTAGACGTATGTTAGATTGAACTGTTTGTTTGGCCTTCCTTCCGGCTCCAGGCCTTGCTCCTCCTCTCGCCATTATTCCCAACTTTTTGAAAATTCTTGATCTTTGAATGCTTCTGCTAACCCAGTAATCTGTTTTAATCTCAAAACTTCGTCTGCATCCATGCCTAATTCCATACCAATACGTGCATTTGTCCAATTGTGTTTTTTGAGCATTACCACAAGTTTGGCTGATAATTCTACCTGGTGAGTGCCACGCGCCATATTATGACGGACAGTGGCCGTAATACGATCTTCGAGCGACTTATTTAATCTACTTACCGGCACGTACCCATGAAGACTTTCGTTAATACCTTTATCGTGCTGTATAACGGTAGTACGATGGAATCCATCAACAACAGTGTAAGGGTGTTTATCGTTTTCAGGGGTGTCGCACACGACTACCGGCATGGTAACTCCATCCTTACGCATTGATAATTTCAACAACTTCATTTCCGGTGGAGCAACGTGGTTAGGGTTATAATCATTGCCTATAACCTTATCTGCTGGCACTAATTGGACATTAAGCGTAGGATGGTTAACTCCCAACCAATCATATAATTCCTGTGTTATAGCGTTAAATACTTTTACTTTCTCATCGAAGGTAAGATCATTTTTTAAAACATTCTCTATCATAGCGATTGATTATATTTAGTTATCATTTCAACCTGCTTTTCAAGTTCTCTTTTGGTTTGAGAGAATGACAATCCTTTGCACCAATAATCATTTTTTAGTAATACTTTGCAAATCCGTCTCCAGCTTGGCACCTTTCGTGCAGCTTCTAACTTTGAATCAGCAAAGTCAGGTATCGAATTTACGCCCTCATTCTCCCACCATTTTAGGAATTTATCAATCTTTTGCTGATAATGTTCAGCTAAATATGGAGGCATCGTATCCAAAAGAAATTTGGCATAACTTTCGTACGTATGACCCTCCGGGAGATTAACTTTAAAATTACCCAATGTTGTTCGATCATTTTCAGTATATCTGTTCCCAAAGTTAGCTCCCTCAACACGATTCACTATCTTTGCCCAAGTCTCAGGTTCCAATATTTTGAACAAATATAACCCTTGTCGCTGATCATCCCCATACGGCTGGCAAAGCCGCTGCTTGTAAATACTCACTCCGGCAAGGTACATAATGTCGTATATTTTGTTGTAATCCCATCCAAATTTTCCGTTTGCTCTCCAAATATCCTCGGTTCTCCAATCGTATATAGGATAACAATTATATATTTGACTATATGCATCATTCGGGAATAATTTTGTCGTCCAATGGTGTCCGTCTATGGTTATCTTTGAATCACTTATTATTGTTCTGAATCGATTTAAACTCTCATCTGAACGTATTCCTACACAACACGCTGTTTTCTTGCCTTCTGAAAACCACCTGGCAAATTCAGGAACAAATTCCTCGAATTCCATGCCTCGCCTAAAAAATGGGAAAAAATTTGGGTCCGTTATAACGTATTCATTATTGGGATATTCACGCACCCAGGCATCTCTTTTTTCTTGATCCCAACACAGCCAATGCGGCTGAAATTGAGATACAGCATTACGAAGGTGAATAGGTAAGCATACCCACCAACCTGTTACTTCCGGACGGCTAAACATCCTATGCGTAAAATCGATAGCATGCTTATATTGTGCTTCCATGTCAATATACAAAGCATTTACAGGTAACCTGTTGTGTCGCTTTGCTGCCTCAATAGCTAAATTTAGCAACACTCCGCTATCCTTGCCATTGGAAAACGATACGCAAACTTTATCGAAATGAGTGTATATGTAATCAAACCTTTCAACAGCAGATTCATATACATTTTTATCAATGTAATGTTTCATAATTCATTCCTAAGTTGATCTTTGCTGGCACGCTTAAAATACTCGACCATACCGATTTTTTTATCAATATTTTGGTCGATCAAATTTTCTAATCCTACATCACCTGTCATATCCCAATACCGGCAATCGTATTCTTGACCAGCTCGATATGTACGGCGTGAAGCCTGAATCTTTAAAGCGTAGTCCCAAATTTTATCAAAATACACTGTATTGCGATACTGTTGTAGATTAAGTCCAAGAGATTCGCGTTGATACGATAAAACTTTTGCATCCGGATAGCGAGCTTCACAGGCTTCACGGCTAACAATATATTTGCAATATATAATTGTCTCGCTCTGGTCGATCGTTTTGAAAAGGTTATCTAAAGCATCAAATTTTGGTTCTGTCACACAATATGCCATCTGCATCTTCTGTGTCATCTCCATGAATATATTGTTGTTTAGATTATTAAGAGTATCTAACGATAGATAATGTTCTTTGATAGCATAGTATTCTTCTCGCTCTTCATCACCAATTTTATAAGGCAATTCAACATATTGTTGTTTAATTCTAAGGTTTAGATCACACTCATATACATAGTGACGTATAAGTGAATATAGATAATCAATATTTTCATATCCATTAATATACTCCTTAACAACTCTATTACCTTTGCGAATTTGCGTGTAGTTGCAGAATGTGTTTTTAAACCTTGATTCGCTCATATTTAATATACGAGGCGACAAGAATAACATTTGAGAATATATATCAAGAATATTTCGGCTAAGAGGCGTTCCATTCAATATTATCTTATATTCAGCATATTGAGATAACTTGATAGCTCGTAATGTTCTCTTGGCGGATAAATTTTTAATTTTAATACTCTCATCCACTATTACGCACACACCATGCACGCCTTCTATAAGTTGTAATGTGTTATTATAAATCCTATCGGACGACTGGATAGATTCTATTCCGACGTAATGCGTTGGCACATTGAACCCACCCCATTTGCTAATCTCGTCTATAATTGATGGCAACCCTGGTAAAGGTTTAATAGTACGTAATGGACCTATCCATAAAACCATTGACACTTGTAGCATATTAACAAGGTCAATAGCTACTTTTGTCTTGCCAGTCCCAGGCTCCATAAATAGTGCACCAACTTTCCACTTTCGCAAGTGCTCTATTGCTCTATTTTGATATTCGAAGTTCATCTATCTCATTGTTTGACACTGGATCCATTTTTGGTGCATTATGCCTTACTACCTGAACTACATCATATTTATTCCGGTTCTCATCGAAATAAGCCTGTTTTTTGATCGAGTATTGAATATCTTTTTTTTCAAGAATCCATGCAGCAATCCAATACGCATCACTCTTCTTTGAGTCAAAGTCAGGGCCAAAAATCTGAGATTTTGGAATTATCGCCTCACTTCCATCAAAGCAAACTATTTTAACGGCCTTGTCAGTAATTATTTGGTAATCCTTAACCTTTACTGATACACACAAAGTTTTCATTTGTAATTATATAATAAACATATCATCATTTTGTTTTTTCGTGAAAGGAATCTTATATCCATCATCACATTTAGCCATGCCAAATTGTTTGTCAGTAAACAATCTTACCTCGTACTGTTTTCTCAAGCTAATCTTCTTTATACGCTCAATCTCAGCAATAGCATTCTCCTTACACCCAAAATGCTTCAAAAGACTGGTTTTATCATTTGATATCGACCATAGCTTTTTCAATTTGTTTTTATCAGCTATCGATGCAACACCATCAGTTGCCCGAAGTTCAATCCAAGTAATTTTATAAGCACTGATTTCATAATTGTGTTTCATGGCTATGTATTTTATTTTGTTAGTTTTGGTTGATTTCTGTATTGCAAATATACACATTATTTTTGAAAAACAATATTTTTTTTCAAAAAAAAAGACAAAAAAATAGCCACTTTTCGCAAGTGGCTGTAAATTATGGATATTAAAATAAAAATAGTTATATTTGTAAAAAGCTCGCATGTATTCAGAGATCGGATATATACGTACACGAATAAATGACTTGGCAGTCTTATTCGGTTATACTCTTCAGGACATATACTCGTACAATCGTGATCCTAAGCTGGCAACAGTACGGCAACTGATATGGATGGATTTACGTGAAGGGGGATTCACTGTCGATATAATCGGTAAGGCCACGAAAAGGAGACATAGTTCAATCGTAATAGGATTGCAACGAATAAAAGGACTTTTACAGATCGGAGACAACCTGGCAAATGATATGCGTGAAAAAATAAGAATTCACGAGGAAACATAAAAAACCTCGGAATGATCCGAGGGTAGCTATCACTCCATAATAGAGAATTGGATTGTTTACAAGTTTATACTGAAAGTGTTGCATCTGTATCCCTGATTTATTTTAATTGCAATACTTATTAAGTTGACAATGGACTTATTGAAGTAATGAACAAAATTCAGATTGACAAATTAGTCGAAAATCATGGACAAATCCACGGATTGCCATCCAACCCTCGGACCATATCCGATGAGAAGTTTCAGAAGCTGAAACAATCATTGATTGACGATCCGGAAATGCTGGAGAGTCGGCCTTTGCTTGTTTATCCCTACGGCGGAGAGAATGTTGTTATCGGTGGAAATATGAGGCTTCTGGCGGCAAAGGCTCTCAATATGGAGTCTATTCCGTGTTATATTTTCCCCGAAGAGACACCGATCGAGAAGATTAGGGCTATTGTCATCAAAGACAATCTCGGCTACGGTGATTGGGATTGGTCTTTGATCTTTGCAGATTGGGATTTGGAAGAACTTTCCTCCTGGGGTATGGATCTTCCCAAAGAGTGGAACGCAGATCCAGATGATTTTAGCGATGTTTTTTCTCTGAAAGATGGGGGGAAAGATCCTTTTCAGTATGTAAGTTTCATTTTGGCGGATATACAAGCTGAATATGTAAAGAAAGCCATTTCCGACATCAAAGAGACAGAAGAGTTTAAGTATACTGAGACTTTCGGAAATGAAAATAGTAATGGGAATGCTTTGTATCTAATTATCACTCAATGGGCCGAGCAAAGGAAATAATTATAAAAGTGATACCAAGCAAATTGGCTAACGATTTTGTCAAAAAGCACCATTACTCAGGTAAAGTAGTCCAAAATAGCCAATTGCACTTTGGTGCGTTTTTGGATGGAAAACTTCACGGCGTCCTCCAATATGGGCCATCGATGGACAAAAAGAAAATTATTGGTCTTGTAAATAATACTGGATGGAATGATTTTTTAGAGCTAAATAGAATGGCTTTTGATGATTTCCTTCCTCGTAATTCTGAAAGTTTTTGCATTGGGAAAACACTTCGACTTATAAAGAAAAACGCCCCACATATAAAATGGGTGATTTCATTCGTTGACGGCACTCAATGTGGTGACGGAACCATTTATAGGGCAAGCAATTTTCTATTAACAGGGATTCGGGAGAATAAAACAATACTTGAATTTCCAACAGGAGATAGAATTGCTGCAATGACTTTTGGAGCAAACCCGAATTCCCCAATTATAAAAAAACAGTCGGCTTATTTAGGTGTTGAACATAAATATAGAACAAGAAGTGAATGGATAAAGCTTGGTGCTAAGTTCATAAAAGGTTTTCAGTTGCGATACATCTATTTCATTGACAAGTCGTATAAAGACAAATTGACAGTTCCGATTATTCCGTTTTCAAAAATTGACGAAATAGGAGCCGGGATGTATAAAGGAGAAAATTCGAAAAGAGAAGATCGTCATGCTAAAAAATGCAATTCACAAATAGAACGTGAACAAAATAAGAATGCGGCGGTAGCACAAAGGTAGTGCTCCGGTTATTCCAAATCGAAATGGGGTTCGAGTCCACCCCGCCGCTCAAAAGGTGATATGGCAAAGTATAGTCCTGAAATAGTAAAACGATGTGCCGATTGGGTGCGAAAAAACGGGCTTATCGATTACGGTGGGGCTCGTCTTGCTGACTTTATCGCGTTTCTCGGGATAGATCAAAAAACTTACTACAACTGGAGTAAAAAGTCCGAATTTTCCGATGCTATAAAAAAGGCAAAAGAAGAGTTCCGGGAATCTTTGGAGACAGACCTTGTAAAATCGCTCGCTATGGTTGCTAAAGGTTATGAATGGGAGCAAACCACAACGGAATATATGGATGAAGGAGGCCGCCCTAAAATCAAGAAGCAGATAAAACGGACGATGCGAGAATCGTCCAATGTAGGAGCCGCAATATTTCTATTGACCAATATAGCTCCCGAGCGATGGAAAAACAAGCAATTGAAAGAGGTTAGCGGGGTTGATGGTGAACCGATAGCCGGGTGCATTACATCATTGCCAGATCATCGGGTTATTTTCGAGAATTACGAACAAAATGACAACAAGGCCGACGATTGATTTTAGATTTACAAATACCTTTTCCCCAGTATTTAAAAGCAAAGCGCGATATATTGATATTTGGGGCGGACGTGGCCGGGGAGGGTCTCATTTCGGCACGGAGTACTTCTTATTTAAGATAACGCAGCCTGAATATTTTCGCGGTTATTTTGTACGCCAATCTTTTACAGATATACGGGACAGCCTGTTTCGAGATTTTAAAGACCGAATAGCTGAAAATCAAACTTTAAATCCTGCCGATTTTCATATACGCGAAAATGATATGCGTATAACCTACTTGCCAACTGGAAATACAATTCTGTCTAAAGGAGTGGCAAAAGATGGATCACGCACCGCAAAAATGAAATCATTGGCCGGTGCAACTCATGTATTAATTGAGGAGGCAGACGAATTAGCCGAAAGTGATTTTGACCAGCTCGATCTATCATTGCGAACAACAAAGGCCCAACAGGTACAGATAATCCGTATTTTCAATTCTCCGCCAAAAAGACATTGGATTTGGCGAGATTACGTGCTGACCGAATCAGAAATATCGGGATTCTTCAAGGCAGAAGCGAAAACGAATGTGAATTTGTTATCAATCCATAGCACATACCTCTCCAATTTCAAGAACATAAACTCTTCTACGGTATCAAAATTTGAATCATTCAAGGAAAGCAATCCAGAGTATTATTACACACAAATTCGTGGCTTAATCAGCGAAGGGGCAATAGGTCGTATTTATAGCGGATGGCAGTCTATCACTGACGAACAGTTCAACGACATAGATGCCCCAATAGTGTATGGAGTTGATTTTGGGTATTCGAATGATCCCACAGCCGTTGTGGCTGTTAAATGTGTAGGACAATACCGATATGTGAAAGAAATAATCTATGAGACCGGACTCGATAATTTGCAATTGGCTTTACGTCTTCGGGCTGCTGGTATCACCAAGACCGATCTATTGATTGCTGATTCGGGTGGTGGTGGTGATTTGCGTATAGCAGAGTTGCGTCGAGGATGGCCGGGATATGGCGATCTACGTTTTAACATTTATCCAGCCATTAAAGGTTCAGGATCAATTTTATACGGGATAGGTTGCTTGAAATCAGCTCAGATATATCTAACAGAAAGCAGTTCAAACGGTTGGCACGAGTTCGGCGAATACAAGTGGAGGTTGGATGCTGATAAAAATCCTACTGATACTCCGACAGATGCAGATAATCACTTTATGGATGCATTACGCTATGTGGAGCTTTATAAAAACAGGCAAAACAAATTTGAGGCTATCACGGTCTAATTGTTTACAAGTCGCACGCAATTTAGATAAATAACCTGTCACACTACCTTATTTTTGGGAAAAAGGCAATCCATGAATATTAGAAACTGGTTTAAACGCAATAGCAACATAGGTGTAGGAGCGCAGTTTTTCACATTTACCGGAGACAACTGCACTCCTGGATTCACTGTGGATTTCAACTCAATCTATGGGATTAATGACGCATACGACAAATGCTCTACATTGAAAGCCATCGTTAACCGAATGGCCCTTGTTATTGCAAATGTTAAATTGTGGATCCTTGACGATGCAGGGAATGACGTATCGGACAAATACAAGGATTTAGCAACTCTACTCAAACGACCCAATTTCATACAAACATGGCCGGAATTCATACAGCAATTGGATGTTTACAGGCAGTTGTATGGTGAGGCTTTTATATACGCGTCTGTCCCTGTTGGATTTAACAATGCTAATGCAACCGCATTATGGGTGTTGAATCCTTTGTTTATCGACATTGAAAGTAATGGCCGTTTGTATGATCAAAATGATATTGATGATGCCGTAATACGCTATATTTTCAGTTGCTCAGGACAAAGACGGGAATTAGACCCCAGTAATGTGTTACACATAAAAGATGTAAATCAAAATATAGACTTTTCGCCTAATGATTTACGTGGTTCTTCCAGATTGCTCGGACTGGAAACATCGATAGCAAACATCATACAAGCCGAGGAGGCGATATATTCAATGAACCGGGATAGAGGTGCTATCGGTATTCTGTCAAACGACCAAAAAGACATTTCCGGTACTATCCCTTTGACTGATGATGAAAAGGAGTCTTTGCGCCAACAATACCAGAGCTTATACGGGTTGAGTGCAAGACAGGCAAAAGTGATCATAACAAATGCGTCCCTAAGGTGGCAGTCTATATCCTTTAACGTAAAGGATTTAATGCTGTTGGAGGGGATCGAAAAAAATATACAACTAATTTCTGATGCTTTAGGCTATCCTTACGAACTGTTAAGCACGTCAACAGGTGTTACGTATGAAAACAAATCAGAAGCGAAGAGGTTACTTTATCAAGATTCGATAATACCGATAGCCAATCTATACGCTGAGAAGTTAACCGGATTCTTCGGGCTTGAGAACGCAAAGATTGAATTTGATTTCAGTAACATAGAATGTCTGAAAAAGTCAGAAAAGGAGGCTGCCGAAACACTATATCAACTCAACCAGGCTATGCAGACCGCATACAATAATGGTGTTATCAGTCGGGCCGAATGGCGTTTGGCTATTGGAATGGATGAGGATGTATATAAACCTGAGCAATTGAGACAGTCGGGAACATTGGAAGAATCAAACACAACGAAAGAGAATGAACAGGAAAGAGGAGATGATAGCCAACCGAAAGAATAGTACCGGAGCTATTTCATACAAAGGGTTCAATGGCGCAAAGGCTGAAATCGTCGATACTGACCGAAAGGTCATAGAGGTTAAGTTTGCCAGTTTTGGCAACATTGATAGTGACGGTGATATGCTGTTGAGGGGGTGTTTTGCCAAATCCATACAAGAACGTGGGCCGCATTCTCAAACAAACAGAAAGATCGCTTTTGTTTGGCAACACGACATAAAAGAGCCTATCGGCAAAATTCTGGAACTTGAGGAGCGAGAAGATGGGGCATATGCACAAGTCCAACTAAGTGATTTCGATTCTGTGCCGCTGGCTAAACGTGCATTTTCTCAAATGCAGGATGGAACGATCAATCAATTTTCGTTCGGATTCTCATATATCTGGGACAAAATGGAATACGACGAAAATATAGATGCTTTCGTTATCAAAGAGTTGAAATTGTACGAGGTCTCACCGGTCACGTTGGGCGCAAACGAAATGACGGAATACATCGGAGAGGTACAAAGCGATGATTTGAAAGCAGCGCTAAAATCTCTATCGGTAAAAAACAAAACAAGATTTGACGAATTAAAACGATACATCAATACTATCAACGAAGCCGAGCCGGTAAATCCACTCACTTCAGGAGGGTTGTTTGATAAAATCGCTAATAGTGTAAACGATTAAAAATTAAAACAATGAATGAAGTGTTTAAATTGCCCGATGGGGTTAACTTCTCGGACAATGAGCGAAAAGGATTAAAAGCCCTTGCTGATCATTTTACAGGGCAATTCAATGAATTTGCTAAAGGAAAGATTTCAGAGGAAGAGGCTTTGGCAAAAATGGGCGAAAAGCTCAAAGCATGGGCCGATGAGAACGGTATTTCCGGCGAAAAACTCAAAGCTATGGAGGATTCGCTTAAGGAACAAGGAGCAACGTTGAAAGCCTTGAAAGAACGCAACAATGCGATCGGTTCTGAAAGAGGTTTGAAAGCCGCTTTTATGAAGAATTACGATGGTCTTGTAAAAGCCGTGAAAGAAAATCGTGCTGGATTCCAAATCAAAGCCGTTAACGAGCATACAGCATCAAGTATTGAGACAACCGAAAACTCTGTTTCAACAACTACCGATGCTTATCTGTTCGAATCTGTCCAAGAGAATCCAGAGCTTTTCTACAAGCGTCGTGGACAGCAGTATATTCACGACATTGCCAATACCAGCTATGTTGACGAGGTTCCGGAAGTATTGACCTTCTGGGAGGAAGGCGACGATACTGGCACGATTGGCGTTGTCGAGGAGAATGCAGTTAAGCCGCAAGTAAATCTGAAGCTCGTAAAAAACCAGGTAGAAGCGAAAAAAGCTGCCGGTTATATTGTTGTAACTGAAGAGATGTTGAAATGGCGTACCCGCGCATGGGCACACATTCAGCGACTGTTCAATGACAAGGTAATGCGGGATTACGACGATCAATTAACCACTCAATTGATTGGGGAAGCATCTGCTTACACGTCAACGGCTTTAGATGATACTATTGCTGCTCCGACAGATTTCGACGCATTGGTAGCAGCGATGCTGCAATTGGAGAATTTGACCTTCCGCCCAGATGTATTGGTCTTGAATCCTACAGATAAATGGAAATTGGCATTGACTCAGACGAACAATGGAATGTTCATTTTGCCATACATTCAGCAGGGTGGACAGTTCGGCCTGCTTGGCCTGCGTGTTATCGTCACCACCAAAATCACTGCCGGGACATTCATCTTGGGTGAAAGTGGTACATGGTTTATCGAACAAGAAAGTCCAACCTTGCGCACTGGTTTTGTCAACGATGATCTAATCCATAACCGTATGACAGTGATCGGAGAGATTTTCTTCCTCTCTTACATTCCGTCAAACAATGATGGTTCATTCGTAAAGGCCGAATTTGCAACCGTGAAAGAAGCTTTGAAATCTGCAGGTGCATAACATTGAATTTATTCCGGGGAGATTAACCATTCTCCCCGGGTTTAAACTTTAAATTTCAAGTAATATGGAAAGCAAAGAATTGAAAGTAAAAAAGGGAGATGTCGTAACCGTAGAGTTTAACGACAAATCAGCTTATCATAAAGCTGGAGATCGAGCAATCGTACATAGTCTCCAGGCGGAAAAGTTGGTAAAAAAGGGAGTTGCTAAAATTGTCAAATAATGTTTTTAGATAATTCATATTTTCAGGGGGAACTGCAATTGCCAAATCTAAAATTCAATGATCAGGCAATTGGGGTAGCTGCAATGTTACAGGTAACAGGCGAAAACACTTTGGAATGGTACGTAGAAAAGTACGAAATAGAATTTTTGTACCGACTTCTGGGAGTATCACTCTGTGGGGCTTTTATTACAGGCATGCAAGCAGAACAACCTGAGGAAATATGGATCAATCTGAAAAATAAAATCTATGTAACAAACGGCAATTTCAGTTTTTCACCGGCTGCAAATTACGTTTATTACTGGCTGTCTCGTCGAGGTAAGACGCAAACCTCAATGACAGGAGAAGTACGGGAGGAGGCGGATTATTCGACCGTCGCCCCCGTTGCTCCTGTTTTGGTCAAAGTATGGAATGATATGTTACCAATGATAGCCGGTATCAGGCGTTATTTGGATGGGAATTGGGATACATACGGTCAATATGCCGATGATTACTATTGTGAGTGTGATTTTAAGCCAATAAACAGTTTTAACATATGATTGTATCTCCCAATGACATAATCGGGTCACTGGTATATAGGACTCGGGAAGCATTAAACAAAGATCAGAAATTCATTGATCAGTTAACAGGATATAACTATTCGCCTAACTGCCTAATCAATGGAAAAATGAATCTTTGGCACTTTCCCGGCACTCACAACGAGATTTCAGCGGTATTGTTGAAACTGGGTGAAGCTGTGAACGGCTCATATCTCAAATTTCCGGCTATTTTAAATTTTCAATCGATACGACAACGCATTGAAGGTACCGAAATAGAAGTGCATTACAACCTTGCCATTGTCGGATCGGTTAAAAGTACTTGGACAACACAGGAACGAGAGTCACAACTTTTCAGGCCTTTATTGCGTCCCATTTACGAGGAATTTATAAACCAGGTGAATATGTATAGGTACTTTAATCTGGGATATGGTGTACCATCTCACGATTATTACGAAGTATTCACCACAGGAGGAAATTCCGCACAAATCAAAGATATGTACGGCGAATATGTTGATGCGATCGAATTGCACGATTTGACGATCAAAATTAAACCGATATGTATGCGGGATGGAGTCAAGATTCTAAAGGAGAATGATCTTGTAACTGAGAATGTCGAAGAATTAATCAAAATGAAACATTAAAAAACGGACAAATATGTTAGGAACGATTCAAAGCAATTGCAATAATTCTGGTGTACCATACACTGGTATCGGAAGTTGTCCCAAGAAAGAGGGTAAAGTATCCGCACTGCTTCTTACTGGAGTAAATGCGTTTTATCCGATGGATAAGGACGAATTTGTACAAGGTTTATCGGGTTATGTAACCACCAATGATGCGTTGAAAATGTACCCCGTAAAGGGAATAGTAGGTCTCACTATCAATGGCGGAGATATTAATGCTCCCGAGTTGGGTACATACGGAGGTGCAACGCCTACAAATCTGAACGCAAAAAATGTGGCTTATCAGATCGATGCAGGTGATTGCCTGTACAAAGAGTTGTCGAAGCTGAATAAACGTAAAATGCGTGTGTTCCGTGTCGATGACGAGGGGTATGTATATGGAACTGTCGTTGTTCGGGACGGCGTAAATTATTTTGCCGGTTTTGAGGCTACGATTTACACGGTTCGCACGTCAACAGACGGATCAACGGCTTACAATCTGTCATTGTATGCGTATTATACGCCGAACAATGAATCAGAGGAGCAGAATATGAATGCCTTTGACGTTGGATTGCCGAATATTCCAGATGGCCTGCTTGGTGTTATTCTGAAAGCAGGAACGAATGGAACGGCTTCAGTTATGACGGCTTGTGGTGGCGAGGACATTACCGCTGAATATGGCGATGATTGGGCAGCGTCAATGTTCATTAATGAATCCGGTACAGCGGCTACTACCGCTACATTCAATTCTGCAACAGGTTTGCTGACAATTGCACCGGCTGGTAAATATCGCATTGCTGGGGCTTCAGTACTGGAAGCTGGCAACATCTTTGGTTTGGACGGCGTGCCCGAATACGCAGATATTACAGCATCCGCGTAATGAAAGTTAAGATCAGCACATTTTCAATCGACATTAATGATCAGGCAATCAAGCAGGCCAAGAATAAAGAATCATTTATTAAGGACACAGTGAAAAGCCTGATGTGGATTGGAATTGACGAGAAGTCGATTACGGAGGTTGTAACCGATGCGTATGAATCGGTAAGACCACCTAAGAAGAAATCAGAGAGTGCTATTTAAGTATTTGGATTTGGGGTGCGGATATATTCGGGATCTGCACCCCTTATTTTTAAGACTATGGCGAGTGTTCAGGGAATGATACAACGGTTACAAGGTGTTCGAGAACGCATAAAAAGCGTGCCAGAAATCGTGGGAACCGTGGCTAATGCGCATAAAGAAGAGTTATTGTCTCTGAATAAGGATCAAATGCTGTTGGGGCGGAAATCGACGGGAGGGCTGTTTAAGCCAAGCTATTTAAGTGACCCGTATTTTAAGACAAAAACACAAGCTCAGGCGTATGCACAAATGAAATACCGGTTGGAAGGTATTCACAAATCGAGAATTGAGCATGTATTGGGCTATCCGGACAAGCCTAAAAATACGCCTAACCTGATTGTAACCGGTCCATTTCAGGATAATATGTATATCACATTTAACGGCAATGGGTTTACGATTGGGTCAACGTATCAGGACTCAGGGGCCATTGAGAGCAAATACAACAATGCGGTGTTCGGTCTTGCTCCTTTGTCCAGGGAATGGTTTTATAAAATGTATTTGTTTGATGCCATAAGGCAGCATATTTACGGTTATGGGGTGTAATTGCTATAAACACAAAGAGGATGAAGTCACAAAGTCAAAAGAACTCGCAAGGAGATTGTCACAAATCGAAAAAACGGCTTATGTCATTTATGAGCAAGACGGAAAAACATATTGTGACCGGCGTGAATGCTGGACAAAGGCCGGCAAGCCCGGGCGAGCAATCGAAATCATATATCCTGTATGACACTTGCGAGAAGTGCCCTTTACGGGTTTATGTCGATTTGATATGTAATGACAATCTGAAAGCATTGATCATCTCCGGTGAACCTTCTGAAGACGAATTGGAAGAGGCCAAACTGAAACTTGTAGCAGAATTCAACGAGCTATGCGGGGATGGCAGGCAATCGGCCTATATAAACAAATACAGGGAAATAATGCTGTATAAGAGCCAGATTTTAGGGCTAACAGTGTGTGCCCGCTTATTATCAAAATGGGAATATGACAACGTTTTTGAATATCTGAATCAAACAGGATTGACTGTAAAAAAAGTTCCGGATAGCGAGGCAGAATGGATCAGGTTAGGACGACGTATTGAATCACGTATCAAAATGTTGCGTGTAAAGATTAAAGAAGCCATAAAACAATGCAATAATCTGGCCGGAAGATCGGAGAATGGAAGCAAGCCTACATTGAAAGATTTTAATGATCAACTGGTCCAAATCTCTAAAAATGCCGGATTCAGGCTCACGATGGATATAACCCTGCTGGAATATGCAGGCTATTTGAAAGACTACAACAACACGTTAAACTCTTTACAGAAAGAATATGCCAAGTACCGTAAATAACGTTGATTTGGTGCCTAAAGAGGCACTCAACGAATTAAAAGAATTGGACGTACAGATTGCAAGTACAACCAAGGCCCTTAATGGTTTACTGGAGCCGATTGCCAAAATAGTAACTAACCTTTCCAAGGCAACAAACAGTGTAGAGGGGTTAAGAAAAGCGGAAGATGATTTAGGAAAGTCCACGCAGCAGACCACAAAAATACTGGATGAAGATGCAAAGCTACTGAGACAACGTGAACAGCTCATAAATCGCGTAAATGCAACTCAGAGCATTGCGGCACAAGAAGTAGCACAATACAGAGAAGGCCTACGCCAAATCAATCAGGAGCAACGAATCCAAGCGAAAGAGGCTTTAGCTGCTGCAAACAGTATCGAGCAATTGCGAGCACGCGTTGCATCACTAAAGCGGGAGTGGGCCAATACTGATATGGGGTCAGCAAAATTTAAACAGCTCTCAAAAGATTTATCCAAAGCAAATGCTGATTTATCCAAGGCTGAAGCCAGTGTTGGCATTTACAGCCGAAATGTAGGTAATTATAGCAGTGCATTTAGTCCTCTAAAATTCCAGGTGCAGCAGGTAGCCAGGGAATTGCCGTCTCTGACCATGAGTGCTCAGCAATTCTTTTTGGCCATATCGAACAACTTGCCGATGTTGGCAGATGAATTGGGACGGGCAAGGCAGGAGTATGCCAAATTGAAAGCCGAAGGGCAAAAGGGAATACCCGTATGGAAGCAGTTGATTTCATCAATCTTATCGTGGCAAACGGCCCTTGTGGTTGGCATTACTGTTATTACGGTATACGGCAAGGAAATCGGTGCATTTTTCAAGCAGCTGTTTGCAGGTAAACAGGCAACCATTGACTTTACCAATGCCAACAAGGCTATGATTTCATCATTGATGGAGGAACAGCAGAAGTTGGATTCGATGTATGCCACACTGAACCGATTGCAGAGCGGCACACGGGAATATGAGGCGGTAAAGGCCGACATTATAAACCAGTTCCAGGAATATATCAGCAAGTTGGGATTGGAGTCGTCCGAAATCAACAATCAGATAACGCTTTACAATAGGCTGTCAGAAGCCATTGCCCAAAGCGCATTACAGAAAGGTTTGTCACAGGCTCAATCGGATGCGGCTGAAGAGTTTACAAAAAAATGGAGTAAGGCTATTAATAAAATACGTGATGAATTCAATTCCAAGAAAGGGATAGAAGGAATTAATGATCAATCATTCCAGAAATTAAGGGATGGGTTGATGAAGTCACAAGGAGTTATTACGGATGAGTTAAAAGATATTGTTAATAAATTCAATGAAACTTCGACGGTTTACGCCGGAGATTTGGGTCAAACTGAAATAAAATATACAACTAACAATGTGCTCTCATATATTGACGATATGCAGAATATCTTTTCTTCATACAACGCAAGTATGAAAGAGGCAGAGGCTATTTATGGCTCACTTAATTCCAAGACTAAAGATCATGTAGGAATTTTGCAAGGATTGCAAAAACAGTTAACCGCATTACAGGCCCGCCGGGATTCTGCACAGAGTAAAGAAGAGATTGAAAGTATCAACAAACAGATAGATGCTGTACAGGCCCAAATAGACCAATACACGAATTTAGGGACGATCACCAAACAGCAGGCAAAGCAAATGCGTGACTTGGCGAAAGCGAACAACGAGAATTCACGGGCCGAGGCAGAAGCCGCACGAGAATTACAAGAATTCCGGCAGCAACAATCCATAGATAGCAGTAAGAAAACATATCAGAACGAGAAAGAATCATACGCAGACCGTCTTGCTGCATTAGAGGATTTTATCGAGCAATCCAAAAACCTAATTCAAATGCAGGCCGATAATGAAATATCGGAACTGAGAATCAATACCGCCGAAAAGTTGGGATTGGATTTAAACAATCCGGATGACCGGGAAAAGGTTATACAGGCAACAGCTAATCAGGAAGCGTTAATTCGCGAAAAAATGGAGGCTGAATTTACGAAGATTACGAACGGAGGAGCTGAAGCAAGGAAGGACATCATAAAACAGGAGGCTCAGGACCGAATCGATACTCTTGAATCCAATTTAAAGGATGTAATGTTAGGAATAGATGAGACGGAAGCACAATTAATTAAAGGAGAGAAAATAAAGTATGAAATATCGGTTGAAATAGCTGATGGGAGTACCCAAAAGGCCAAAAAAGCATTGGAGGAGTTCAATAAAGAAGTAAAAAAGATACAAGATGACGCTAATAAAAAACGCTTACAGGCAGCCGTTGATACGGCACAGAAAATATTTGATGAAACAGTTAATGCCCTGAAAGATGGCCTGGCAGAAGAAGAAGATGTAAATGAAGCTCGTCGAAGATTACAAGAGGCTTTACTTGCCTTAATGAAAAATACAAACAAAGAAGGTCTGGAGGACAGCGAACAGACAGGAGAAGATTGGAAAGAGAACTGGAAGAGATATGTATCAATGATCTTAACAGCAGCTCAAGATCTTGCAAATTCTTTGTTTGAATTGTCGCTATCACGTTTGGAGGCTGAATCAGAAGCTAATCAGGAATGGACTGACGAGCAGACTGAACGTGTGGAGAAAATGGAGGAATCCGGAGCCATATCAAAAGAGCAAGCAGAAGCTCGCAAAGAAGCGATAAGACAGAAATCGGAAGAAAGAGAAAAGGAGATCGCTACAAAACAGGCCAAGATTAAAAAACAGCAATCTATCTTCAATATCATCGTAGATACTGCATCCGCCATAATGGCTGCTTGGTCATATGGGCCTATTGTCGGAGCAATATTAACCGCACTGATTGCTGCAACCAGTGCCGTTCAGCTGGCAACGGTAATGGCAGAGCCTATCCCACAATATGCCAAAGGTACTCAGAATCACCCGGGAGGTTTGGCTATTGTCGGTGATGCCGGACGGTCCGAAATTGTCCGCACACCGGGCGGGGGAATGTATCAAACACCGGCAACGGACACGCTGGTAAGCCTGCCTAAACACTCCGTTGTTTATCCGTCTATTGAAGCGGCAATGAAAGATATTGATGCTATTACTCCACGCTTGGATGATGCAATGCAGCTATTGCCAAGATTGAACGGCACACGGCATGAAGGGACTGTGATAAACTTTGACGTGGATAAGATCACATCCGCACAGGATCGTAGTACACGGGTACTGAATCAGATTTTGTACGGCGTGAACAAAGACCGGGCAAACCGCCGTTATTACGCAATGAAAGCAAATATCAGACACACTAAAACAATGAACTGATGATAGTAAAACCGATTGTAAAATATACGCTCACCGATACGGAAGGAGTAGTTGTGACAGCTGGAACGGAAACCGACATCACCAACGATGTAGGCAGCTGGCAAGAATTGGAAATCGAACAGAAACGAGAGGATACCTCCGGGGTAATATCGGAGGTATCATTCCCTATAACGTTCCATTTCCGGGCAAAAGAGATCATAGATGCGTTATTTAAGGCAAGAGGTTTCTATGCGCAGGCCATATTCAAAATATACCAAAGGGCCGATTATTCAGATGAATATACGCTGCTAAAAAGCATGCGTCTGGATTTTTCCACCTATTCGGCTACAAAAGACAGCACGGAGCTTGAAAGCATCAGCGATGACTTGGCAGAGTATATCAGTTCCCGAAAGAGTACATCATATGACATTAACGTAAGCGAAATTGCCGATACGAGTAAGAAGTGGAACTACAAGCGATTGAACCTTATCGATGAGGGGACATGGACAATACCAACGTGGGATGGAAAGACTGAAGGTGATAAATCGGCATATTCGTTTGAATGCAACAATAGTGAGGTCACAGCAATTACCCTGAGTTCAAACGACGTTGAAATGACACCTGGGGGGGCTGAGAATATATTCCAAACACAAGCGATCGAATCTTCCATGTATTTAGGTTCCGGATTGATCGTGAATTTAAATACTTTTTTCTTCCAATCGTGGGAAAAGGGTTCTTTAAATCCATTTACGCTGAAATTTAAAGGTAAGTTTTATGCTAAACTTCAAGACAACAAGTATCCAAATGACGAGTCTCTTCGAAATGTATCAATCGTTTTGTTATGGGGTTCTTCCAGCTATGATTACACCATATTAAAAGAATGGAAGCCTACAATAGATAATAGCATTGCTGTATGGGATATCGATTATACGACTTATGGTGATTACGATATAGCTAAAGTGCAGGGGCATCCGAATTTCCCAGGGCTTTACCTTAATCCTGGGGAAATGTTGGCATTTGCGGTTAAGAATCTTAATTCAGTTGTAGAATTAACCCCAAGATACACTCTGTTTTGGGCTGATCAAGAGGCAGGAGACCCAACATTTACAATGACCTATGTCGGGAAAGCGACAAATCCGATTGTGCCGCTCGATGTCATAAAGCCTGAAACGCTGTTGCAAAAATTCATCGATCTGATGACAGAGCAGAACACAAATAATCGCACGTACACTTCTGCTATTGATTGGGGAAGTCTGTATCCGTCCGGTATGCTTACAAGGGTTTGTGCCGCAGAAAGTGTCCGACAGTTCGAGAATGCCGTATTACACGGCAAATTCAACGATTTTACCGACTGGATGCGTACTTTGGGATATGAATACGGTATAACCGGAAATCATATCGAATTCAAGCCGCGAGATGCCTATTTCCAGCGTGAAATCACTGCATTAACATTAGATAGCAGCGATGTATCTGAATTGGAGACACAGGCAGCAGGAGATTACGCATATACCAATGTACGGATCGGATATGATAAACAAGATTACGACAGTATTAACGGACGTGCGGAGGTGAACGGTACGTTTGAATACACGACCGGATATTTGAACAGGGAAGAAAATACATTGGAGTTGATCAGTCCTTATCGTGCCGATTCGATAGGTTTTGAATTGTTGTGCAGGGAGGTTTACAAATCTGATTCTACCGATACGGATTCTGACAATGATATTTTCTTTGTTGCACTGGTCGATAATGGGACTGATTACATAACTTATGAAACACGGCGTATCGTTGACAATAAGACCGGTGTAACGATGTTTAATGCTCCGTTTTGCCCCTATTTTTTGGCTTTAGCCAACAAAAGCCTTATAGGCATATCAACAGATAAGCTAACCTTTGCCAGTACGGATATGAATAGGGAGGCTTCAATTCCACCTACGAACATTTACGGAAATATTACCATAGATCAACAGCTATTCAAACCGGTCAAATATACGGTTTCGACAGGTAATTTCAAGGACTTGCCATCTCCGGATGTCTGGAACGGAATAGTCGTCTTTATAGTGAACGATGTAACAAAATCAGGTTTCATATCCAGTATCACGAAAAATTATTCTACTGATAGTGAGACAGATTGGGAATTGTGGGCAATTTAAACTTGTATTTTATAAAAATAGTTTATTACTTGTATTATTAATTATTAAAATCGAACGCTATGGAAGAGATAATTATCCCTGTTGTCATTGTTGCAATTATTCAGATCGTCTTAATTATCCTGTTCGTTCAGGCGACAGTGAACATTAAGAAAATCTATGACTTGCTTTATATCGAACGCCAAGAAAAGATCGAAGCGAAGAAAAAGGAGGCCCAAACAGGACAAAACAATCAAAATAGCGAACCTCAATCACTGGCTGAGATAGGGGAGCAAAAAAATGGCATGGATGCAGTATCTGTTATATTAATTGGGGTTGCAACACTTGTCATCTTTATAATTTTATTATATACTCTATCTGATTAATATTTACATCAACTCTATATAATATTACAGGCCCGCTCAATGCGGGCTTTTTTTATATCTAACTTAGACATAACTTGTATTGTTTATATCTTATACTTAATTGAACTACTTATCGCCTGAGCCCTGATTATTTTTGTTAAAAGGCAAAAAAATGGTTCAGGACAAAATATCATATCCTTATCTACCGGATTTTCAGATTTCGCCACTCAGCTCTCTGAATTTTGACCATCAATGGCGCTTACCGTGGCAATATCCGTGCTGCTATATCCAGAAATTCATTACACTGGATAAAATACGGGTTCAGTATGCCGCCACGGACCGTTATCCATTCAATGTATATCTGAAAGATCAGAGTACCGGAACGTCAACAAACCTAACGCCGGAAGTAATAAAGTCCTTTGAGAACACAGCACAAAATACACAGGGCAATGTGTATGAAATCATGCTGAACCAAATCGATCCCGGTTGCTATACACTGGAATTCTACATTCAGCTAATGAGTGAAAAGCTAATGGCAATAAGCTATTTTGAGGTCTTGCCCCAATCTGAGAATACAATGATGCGGATCACATACACGAACCGCAGAAATGAGTTTGATACCGTATTCGCAGATGATCGCCTTTTCGATTTCCGTGTAGAGGGCTGTTTGTTGCCAGGCGATACTACATTTGGAGTTGACAGTGAGGGATTCCGGGATCAGTCCGACAGATACAGACAACTATCGGCTCTTCCTTATCGTACCGATACATTGAGTATAGGCGGCGGCTCAGGAGTACCGGTATGGGTGGCAGATAAGCTCAATTTCATTTTCTCCACATCATTTATTTTGATCGATGAAATGAAATATACTCGTGGAGATGGTGCGGTCCCAGAAGTAACATCACTTCATGCCGATTACCCGATGTTCATTTACAAATTACAGGTTGAAAAAGACCGCACATTTCAGTATCAAGGTCGTTATGGCGGAGATTTCAACTTCGATTACAACCAAGATTACAACACTGTACGCTATGACATATGACGAACTGAAAACCGCAATCATAGCGGTAATAAAGACCAATTATAACCAAGAGATCACGGCTGTTGTTTTGCAGGATATTTTAACAGAAATGATGCAGACAATGGAGGATGAGGACACCAGAGTGTTAACCGAATCAAAGGCCTATACTGACGAACGGGAAAAGGTCATTCGGACCGACTTTGCAGCGGCCGATCAGGTTGTGCTGGATTCGGCAAAAGACTATACGGATGAAAGAGAGGAGATCATCCGCCAGGACTATGCAACGGCCGATCAGCAAATCCTATCGCAAGCAAAGGGATATACAGACGAACGAGAGGAAGTCATCCGTACCGATTTTACCCAAGCTGATGTAGATATCCTTAAGACAGCCAAGTCGTATACCAATGCACGAGAAGAATCCATCCGGAATGATTACGAGAAAGCGGATTCAGCTGTTTTGGCATCGGCCAAACAATATGCCGATACAGTAAAGGACTGGAATTATGCCGAAAAAAGAAAAAAGATTTGGACGGGGACCCAGGAGGAGTACGATGCGTTGGATGTAAAGGACCCGGATACGATATACTTCACGGATGATAATGACATAACAGTAACCCCTACAAGCCTTATGTTTACTTCAGATGGGGGAACGAAAATATTATACATCAAAGCTGACTCAGGAACGACATGGAGCGCACAAACCTCTCTTCCGGAGGGGTGGACGGCCTCTCCGCTTTCAGGCACCGGAAACGGCACTATTACGGTAAACGTACCGGTGAATGCCTCCTCATTGCCGTTATCGGGATCAATCACAATCACGGGAGGGGATTTGGTAATTAATATTCCCTGCACACAGCAACAGCAGATTGTTAAAAAAACTATTCCACTTTGGATTGACCAGTTGAATCTTATAAATGGAAATATCATAGTCAATGCAAGCCAAGCTGTGACCGATTATCTGACAATCCGAGGAGAGGCTGGAGGTGCATCAATTGCTCCTTTCCAGTGGACTGTACAAATGCTGCCGGGTAATGCAAGTGCGCAGACTTCAGTGGGAAGTCCAGTGGATTCTGCTCAGATTTTGTCGGTCAACGAAGATGAAACAAGTCCATACGAGGGAGATATTTCTAATTATAGCTGGGATAACACACGAAAAACAAAATAATATGGCTGTTTATATAGGAGATAAAAATATTACTGATGTAGTGGCAGGTAACGCTTTAGATTCTGCAAAGCAGTACGCCGATCAGGGTGACGCAAACACATTGCAGCAGGCGAAAGATTACACCGATTCCGAGGTGTCACAATTCGAGGCTGACTACAAACAGGCCGATGCAACTGTTTTGTCGGAAGCAAAGCAGTACGCCGATCAGAATATGATCCCTAAATCGCAGAAGGGACAGCCTGGCGGACTGGCTGAATTGGACGAAACCGGCCGAGTTCCAGCTGGTCAGCTACCTGGTTTTGTTGATGATGTAATTAACGTCGATACATACAACGATCTCCCAAATCCAGGTGAGGATAGCAAAATATATATAACTATCGATACTAATCTGCAATATAGATGGGGAGGTAAAAGTTATGTTCCTCTCGGCTCTTCACTCGCTTTGGGTACAACGTCGCAGACCGCTGGCCGTGGTGACTGGACGCAAGCAGCGTACAACCACTCGTTGATAACCAACGGCAGTAACCCTCACGGAACCACATTTGCCAGTCTGCCGGATAAGCCAACCTCGTTACCGGCAAATGGAGGCGCCGCAGAAAGTGCTGTGAAAGATAGAGACGGGAATATTATAACCAGTACCTATTTTAAAAATAATCAAGGAGAAATAAACGAATCAGATATTTTATCATATTCAACTTTAAATAACGGTACTTACCGAGTATCAGGTTCTGGTTATTATAACATGCTTGTTGTTTTTAAATGTTTAGAATCAAGCGTTTCATCGTTGCAATTATATTGTGATTATACAAGCAATCTTCAATTTAGAATTGCTTTAGATGGTAATAGATATGTCTCTTTAAAAAAAATCTGGCACTCAGGAAATTTTGATCCTTCCGACAAGTTAGGAGTTAACGACGCTGCTGCATCGGTCAAGGACACTTCTGACAATTCTTCCAAAAAGATATGGACAGGAACACAGGCAGAGTATGACGCTATATCCACAAAGGATTCCAACACCATCTATTTCATCGTGTAGATATGATCGATTTAGGCAGCATACAATTAAAAGACATCCGTATAGGGACCCAACAGGTCAAAAAGGCATATTTGGGGCCGATACAGGTATATCCACAAGCCGGTACTCCAGTAGTGTCGGATGTAGCATTAAATCAATTTTTATACCCTGATATATCGTATCAAGGAGGCACATACAACCCGATTATAGACATCACCTACACGCTGACCTATCCGAATGGTGACACATCTGAGGAACACGGGCTGCCTCCTGGATATAGACTGTATTATTGGATCACGTGGGCCGGTCCCGTTACAGGGTTTGTAACGGTCGACAGCTATACCGGAGTTTTGTCTGTCCAGCCCAATTCTGAATTCTCTACCAGAAGTTTTTATGTGCATGTACAACTAAATGGCCCCTCCGGTAATGTGTCAAGCGCAACTGTAACTCTCACACAACAGGCTAAGCCTCGTCAGAATATCACCCTTACACTGGGTTATACCATTGCCGGATGGGTCAGTGTGACGGCCTCTCAGGCTGTTGTGGACTCCTTAACCATTATCGTTCAACTGTATGATCCAGGATCCGGTGCTGGGAAAGATGTGACTCTCAATATTGGTGTAGGCGGTACATATGCCGAACAGCCTGCAACGGCAGGATACCAGGCATCGATATTTTCGGTAAACGGGGATGAGAGTTCTCCCTATTCAGGCGTCAATGCTGATTACACATGGACAAATAACCTAATTACTTTACAATTATGACAAAAGAGAATCTTTGGCAGATCATCGTAGGCATTATGGTGGCTGCCCTTAGCACTGTAACGCTCAATATGGGTGTTTTCGCGTTAATTCCCGTGCTGATCGTAGCGATTGCCTGGGCCGGTATCAAACAGACATCCGGCAAGGAGTACAAAAACGCCAAAGGCGATTATGAAAAACCGAAGTTTTGGAAAGACTTTGTTCCGGTGATTGCTGGAGGAGTCGTTATGTGGCTGATTTCAATTTTGTAACCCCGGGGCCGATGATCGGCCCCTTTATTCCCTGTAAACAATGAATGATATTTTGGTAGCTATCGGAACGGTCCTTACAGCTTTGGGGGGATGGGAGGCCGTCAAATATCTGATTAATCGCAAAACAAACAAAAGGGTAGAGGAAGCCAACGCATTTGTGGTGGAACGAAATGCCCTTATTGAGGATTATAAACGTGTGCAGTCCGAGGTGGATCAGTTGAAGCAGAAAGTAGACGAACTCTATAAGCGGGTACACGATTTAGAAACTGAGCGATTGGATTTGATCAATGAAAACAACGAACTCAGATTACAGCTCAAAGAGGCCGAAAAGCATATTTGTTTACAGCCTGACGACAAGTGCCTGCAACGACTCAATACAGACGTAAAATGCCGTCTGGTGGGGCTGCTCAGGGGAGAATACACCAAAGACCATCCGGAGGCCATTGTAACACCAGAAGATATGAAAAGGACTAAAAGTAATAACGCAAAATGAAATACTTTACAATAGCCGAACTGACATATTCAGACACAGCACATCAAAAGGGCATTGATAACACTCCCCCGCCTGCTATTAAAGTTAAACTGACATCGCTGATCAATAACCTGCTCGATCCGATCCGTGAGGCGTGGGGGAGCCCCATCTCTGTGAACAGCGGGTACCGGTGTCCGGTATTAAATAAAGCAGTTGGAGGGGTTCCCACCAGTCAGCACCAAAAGGGCGAAGCGGCCGATATTACCGCGGGATCTCCTGAACTGAATCGCCAACTGTTCGATTTGATTGCTAAAGGTGATTTCGACTTTGACCAACTGATCGACGAAAGCAACTACAGTTGGGTACATATCTCCTATGCAGCCGGAAAAAATCGACACGCAATCTTACACCTATGAAAACCCTTATTGCCGGAGCTATTGTTGTAGTCGGAATCGTTTTATCCTTTTTGATCGGCCGTTGGACCAAACCGGCTGAACAGATCGACATTGTGCACCACGACACAT